CCGCCGAGGAAAATGCTCGTGTGGGACGACGACATAGAAGTAAGTGAAGACCTTGTCTATGCTTACATTGCCAATCGCTTCATCTATAAGGTAATCGGCCATAATTGTGCCTGGACACACTGTGCCGAAATCCCGGAAGAACTGAAGCCATGCTGGTATTGCAATCCAGGGACTTCCAACACCACAGCCCGAAAGAACCTCAACAGCTTTAATTACTGCCCCATCTGTGGGCGTAAATTTAACAAGGAGTAAAGGAGAATAACCAATGAAATACAAAGGAATCGAACTTAAAGAATTTACAAGCGACAAGCCGGTAGTATTCGACCCGCCAAAGAAAATGTTCGTGTGCGATACCGCCGAACTACTTGACGACGGAAACACCGACTATGTTTATGCATATGTTCCGGCTGCAGAATATCCGGTCAAGACTGGCTGCAACTGCTTCTCTCGTTGTGCTGAAATCCCAGAAGCACTGAAGCCCCGCCGTGCAACGAATCTCGAACTTGCGAAATGGCTCGCCAATGGAAACGGGCAGGTCTCTGGAAAGGATAGTCCCGACGTGTGGATGACGCATACATACACCAAGAACGAGGAGCATAATGCCTGTGATGAATCTACTACGGTTCGCAAATGGGGGGATGCCGAATGGCACGAACCTACTGCGAATTATATGGGACTGGAGGAATGAGATGCTGACAGAAAATACGAGACAAAAATTCGCAAAAGCGAAAAAGCTGTTGGACGATACTTTCGTTCGCAGGCCAGACCTGGATTTCGAAGATGACGGCCACGGACCGTTCATGGCGTACCGGATAAACAGACACTCCTACATAACAGCACTCTTCGATATCGGCGACGAACGCGTCTATCTGTCGCACCATTTCTTCTGTGACGATAACGGAAACCAGCGTTTAATCAACGATACGGATGCCAAGAGCTGGCTTGAATTAAGAGGCCTGTGCGGAGTTCTCCTGCCGGAGGAACTCACGATAGGACGCCTCAAGTCCATCATGAAGTGTTCCGAAATTGTCTTTAAGGAAAACTCCAGGACGATTCGCAAATCCGACGGCCCCTACTGCTGCCCCTACTGCAAGGACGGCGACATCGCAAGCCTTTCTCGCGGCGACAACTTTGCCGAAGAAGGCATGGGATGCGCATTCCAGATTGACAGGTCCACGGAGGGCGAATACTACATCAACGTCTGGAGCGGATTGGGCGGAGAGAACTTCGACGTGGACAGCGACGTGATTCACTACTGCCCGATGTGCGGCCGCAAACTCGGAAAGGAGAACAACTAATGAAATACAAAGGAATCGAACTTAAAGAATTTACAAGCGACAAGCCGGTTGCGTTTGACCCGCCGAAGAAGATGCTCGTATGGGACGACGACGACAGGATGTGCAGATGTGCTGTTGTCCTCGCGTATTTGCCCGAGGGCACTAGCCCCGTCATCGTAGATCGTAGCTTCTGGCAGTACTGTGCCGAAATCCCGGAAGAGACTAAAGAACTTAAACCTCGTCGTGCCACAAACCTCGAGCTTACGACATGGCTCGCCAAGGGGAATGGCTTATGTTGGAATGTCAGAGGCTCCTTAATCTGGACAACCTATGAATTTGATATGGATATCGCAAGTTGTGCTTGCGGCGAGAATATCCGAATCCGCAAGTGGGGCGACGAAGAATGGCACGAACCCACCGTGGACTACATGGGACTGGAGGACTAGCCCGTGCCGAAGAACAAGATACTCATCGAACGGGCGAAGCGGCTCTACAGGATGCTCCACCCATACCGAGACGTCTTGGAATCCGAATGCCCCGACGCCGTGAAGCTCGCCCTGCTCATCAACCGCTGGCCGAACCCGTGGTGCGCATTGCAGGAACTCTCGAAGTCCATCCCGTTCCTGGAAAGAAAGAAGCTGGAGGCGAAATGACCGAAACGACGCTGACGCTTTCGCTGAAACGGAAATGGTTCGACCTCATCCGCTCCGGCGAGAAGCGGGAGGAATACCGGGAAATGTCCCCCTACTGGAAACGCAGGCTCGAAAGCTCGCACTGGGGCGGCTTCCGGCATTTCGACCGCCTGGTATTCACCCTCGGCTACCCCAAGAAGGACGACACGGAAAGACGAATGGAGTTCGCGAACCCGGAAATCCGCATCGGGTCTGGACTTCCCGAATGGGGAGCCGAACCCGGCAGGCTTTACTTCGTCATCACATGGGAGGCGAGATGACCGACCCGGTAGTGAAGCCGCTCGACCCCATCTACGGCAAGGAATCCGGACACCGGCTTTCCAACCGGCTAATCCGCAAGAACGCCAAATACAACCGCGAACGGGAAAAGCGTATCGCCAAATGCTGGGACTGCGGATATTTCAATCACTGTTACAACCCTGCGGAATGCGCAAATGAAACATGGGAAAGGAGAAAGCATGAATGAAGAACTTCGAAGAGCCACAATCAACGAGACCTCCGATAACGATAGTTGTCGAAGGCTGCGTACCGTCAAAAAAGAACAGGAGAATCCTGTCCCACGGGAAAAGCTTTCCCCCGAAAGAGTTTATCCTGTGGCAAAAGGCGGTAAAAAAAAGCGTCCTGCTCCAGTCAAAAGGAAAGATTGAACCTTTTGATTCGGACGGTCCGTGCTCGGTATACATCGTGTTCGGAATGTCCGACCTGCGCCGCAGGGACGTGGACAACATGGTTACGTCCTGGCTCGACGCATTGCAGGAAGCCGGTGTGCTTTTGGACGACTCCTGGACATCCGTAGGATGCGTCCAGAGCATCCTCGTGTATTCACCCAGACCGTATTCGAAAGCGGTCGTATCCGTCGGGAACGAGAACGTAACCGGCGTAATCAAAACGATAAAGGAGACAAAATGCCTCAAGAAAAGATAACCATGGAGCCGATTATGCTCAAGGACCAGAAATGGACTGGGGACAAGCTTTACTGTTCCGTGTCGTTCGGGAATGCCATCACCGTTAAGGGATGCGTCGTGTCGAGAGACGAAACCGGTGTTGTCCTCGATTTCCCGAAATACAAGCGTGCCGATGACTCCTTCATCCCGCTTACGGTATTCCACAGGACCCTGTTCATGAAAGCCGTATCGGTAGCCGTCTCGTGCTACGAGACACTGTCTGCCGTATTTTCCAACAACCAAAAGGAGGACTGAATGATTCTTAGCCACAAGGATATCGCCGAACTCGCCGACGACAAGAACCAGACAAGGCTGGTCCGGTATCTTGCCAAGAGAATCGTGAACATGCATCGCACCATAGCCTTCAGCAACGAACGGTGCGATGCCCTCGCTGGCACGCTTACCCACATCGCCTGCGTCTCCAGGAAATGCCTGGACAAAGAAACCAAGAAATGGGAGACCATGCTCGACAAGGAACCTGACGACGGAATCGAAGACGGCCAGGGCGAGGACCCGGATGAAGTTTAAGTTCGAGACCCTGCCGCTCCCCGTGGAATCCCTGGACCAGAACATCGGACAGGTTTCCGGTGTTCCGGGAAACCCGAGGACCATCGACCGAAGCCGTCTTGAAAGGTTGCGCGATTCGCTTTCAGGCTCAAAGGAGATGCTCGACCTGCGCCCCGTCATCGTGTACCTGCACAAAGGACGGAACGTCGTCATCGCCGGGAACATGCGTGCAGCCGCCGCCAAGATGGCAGGGCTTGAAGAAATCCCGTGCCACAGGATTACTTCCGTCGATTCGGTAAAGTCCCTCAGGGAAATCGCAATCAAGGACAACCTTTCGTCCGGAAAGGACGACTTCGAATCCCTGATTGCCGAATGGGACTCCAAGGAACTTGACGAATGGGGACTCGAAATCCCGTCCGCCGAAAGCCCCGGAGACGACGCGAATGACTCTTCGGACAAGCCGGAGACCGTGGAAATCGTAGTTTCCGTCCCCGTCGAATCCGCCGACGACACGGTCGCGTTCCTCGCCTCGAACGGATACGAATGCAAGGTGAAACCCGTCAAGAAAAAGAAAAAGTAACCCCACAACAGCAAAGCCTTCGGCAGGAATGCCGGAGGCTTTTTCCGTTTTAAAATCTTTCATGGACAAACAGCTTTTCCGTCTTTACCAGCGATTTGTTTGTGGCACTAAAAGTACACCTCTTTTCCGTTTTCGCGATACACCTGAAGTCGCCGGGAGCCTGATATTCGGATACGTAAACCGGGAAATCCCTGGTCCTGCACCATTCCCAGAATCCGTCGCTATCGAATTTGTTTGTATACGATCCCGTCATCGCATATGGCGGGTCGGCATACACGCAGGCTTTTTCCGGAATAGGCACATCCCGATAGTCTTCGCAGTAGCTTTCCAGGCTTTGCAGTCTTTCCAGGCTTTGCAGTCTTTCCAGGCTTTGCAGTCTTTCCAGGCTTTGCAGTCTTTGTAGGCTTTGCAGTCTTTGTAGGTTCCAACATTGATGATTGCGGAATATACGGCACGCCTTGCGATATGCCTTGTATCGTCTTTCCGTGTCCTGGACACCGTCAAGCAATTTTCTTGCAATGGCAGACAGCCCGGGTTCTATATCCTGGAGCCAGTCCCAGTCGTCAAGCACGATGGCATTGTGTATCGCGTGCTTGATTGGTTCCTTTTCCCTCGAATAGATGTAGTCTTTCATGTTGTTTCCGAACGACCATAGAATGCGAACGAACGGGTCGGAATCCTTTTCGCGGAAGAAGTCTTCCCTGGACATAAATCTTTTGTTGTTGGAATACTTGCCTTCGGCGGCTTCGACGAACAGGTCGATATTCCCTCTGGATATGTCGTTCGCAATGAACCGCCTGTATTTTCTCGAAAGCATTGCGCAATGCGTAATCGCTCCGCCCCCAAAGAACAAGTCCACAAATACGTCCGCTGCGGGAAGGTTCGATATTATGAATGGAGCAATGGACGACTTCCTTCCTTTGTAAGGCAATCCAAATTTCATGCGCCTATGCCTTTGCGGATTTTGTTTCCGGTTTCACGGTTTCGGTCTTGACGGGTTTCATCCCGATGGATTCCATGAATCCGAGCAGGACGTCCGCTTGAGGGTTATCCTTCCGGATTGTACTCGCCAGCGTTTCCGCCTTTTCCTTTTCGTCCGGTTCGCCCGGCTGTATGCGGAAATGCACGTGATACCTTTCCTTGCCGTCTTTCACCATCTCGTTCGTGCGGCGGTAGATTTTCGCGTCGCCCGTCGCCACGGCTTCCAGGTTCTCCGGCACGCAAAGCACCCGGAGCAGTTCCATCCCTTCGCCCTTGACAATCCTCGTCCACTTGGTCTTTTCCAGGATGTCGAGCAGGTCGGAGCACGCGCGGCGGTAGCCCGTATCGAACGCCGTCGCCTCGATGAATCCTACATACTTTTTGCCTATCACCCGAACACCTCGCCCACGGTCGGTCCTTTCAGTGCGTCCGGATTCTTCACGATTTTAAGCTTGCCGTAGAAGCGGATGCCGTTCCGGTCGTGTTTCTTTCCGTAATGCCCTCCGGCGAAATGCTCCACGAGCCATTCGGCAAAGCTGGCCTTGCGACGGGGAATCCCGGCGTCCCTCATCGTCCCCCGGAAGATGTCGTCCGCCACGTCCTTCGGCAGTTTCTCCGAGCCGTAGATGAAGTCGTGGACCAGACCGGCGAGCGTGTAGGGCAGGTTCCTTTCGTCGATGTTCGGCAGATACCAGCGGAACACCTTCGGCACGCTAGCCCCGTCCCAGGTCAATCCCCGGAAGAACCGAAATCGGTATTCCCTGCCGTCATTGTCCGTCCAGATTGCGTCGATGTCGGTTTCCAGACGAAAGAGCCCTCCGCGGAGCTTCGTCCACGAGAACGGGTCCCACGATTTAAGCTTGAAGTTCATAGCAGGCATTCTCCCATCCAAATATCCACGACAACCTTTGCAAAGACGGCAAGTATAAACAGCGTGAATCCTCCGCAAAGGATATACGCCATTATCTTCAATGCCAGCGGAACCCCGTCGTCTTCGTGTTTGTAATCGTAATAGTCCCAGTCTCTCATCCTTCCTCCAGCTTCCGCTTTATCCATTCGATGTTCACCTCGATGTTCGCGAGCTTCGTTCCGAGTTCCATCGAGTCGTATTTCTCGACGCGCTTCTTCAGCTGCTCTATCTCCTTTCCCTGCGAACGCACGGTGAAGAGAAGCCCGATGATTACCGCTGCGAGCGCGGGCGTGGCGTTCTGGACGGTTGCGAGAATCTCGCTCACTTTTCCCCCTGCGTATCGTCCGCTTCCGCAAGTGCGCCGAGAAGCCACTCTTTCGTTTCCGAGAGTTCTTCCCCGACCGTCGCCGAAATCACGAGCTGCCGGGCCGTATAGAAGTATCCGGAACTCACGAGAGGCAGTATCTGCGCGAACGGAAGCATCTGCTCGCCAGTGAAGGCGAGAAGCTTTTCGTGCAAGTCGCGGTCGATTCTCCGCGCTATCGCGTAGTTCCAGTCAAGACCCCTGTTCGCACGGGCGAGCGACTGCTCCGCGCAGTCCGTCGATTCCAGAAATTCCTTGCGTGAATACATTGTTATCCCCCTATGTCGGCCGCGCCGAAGGAAAGGTAGGGTACGAACTGCGCCTGCTGTCCACCAGCCCCGTTCCACCATTTCAATCCCGCGTATGTCGTCTGCAGGTTGTTTCCGAGCGTGTAGTCGAAATTGTAGTTGCTTGTGATTCCGTTCCCGGCATTCGCCTTTGCCGCGAACTGGAGACTGCAAGAGACGAGTTCCACGACGTAGCGCGTGTTGCGCCGTATCGATAGCGACCCTGCGGATTCCTCGTGCAACGGAATGTCGCCGTCCGTCATCCGGTCCGATGGGACCTCCATCGTGTCGCCGTGTTCCTGCCCGACGAAGTTCGTCCCGTCGAAGCGCATCGTGTCCGTGCTCCCAAGGAGCGTTCCGTCGAGCGAAAAGACGCCGATTCGAAAGATGGGGTTCGAGCTCCCGAAAGAGCCGGTGAGCGCGAAACGGACACGGGTAAGCGAACCCTGCGCATCGGATGTACGCTTCCCACGATAGGCCGTAACGTTTACGTTCGTCCCGCCCCACTCCGGCATGTCGCTCCAGTAGCTACCGTAGTTGTCCGTGTTCGAGTTGATGAGCGATTCGTCGATTGTCTTGAGCTTCGGGTCGCTTTCCCCGGAAAGGTTTATACCAATCCGCATCTCGTTACCGACGCGTTTCAGTTCGACGTTGTCCGTGTCTGGTTTCAGTACGTCGGACAGGTAGCCTGGAGTCGTTCCGGACGCCACGGAAACCATGTCATTGTCGCCAGTTCCGCCGCCCGATTCCGTTTCGAGCAGGTCGATCCCGATGTCGAGAAGTTCGTTGGGTTCAGCCATTGGAGCCTCCTATGCGGTAGTCGATAACGAGATTCGAGCCGGAAGTATATTGCATAATCCGCAGTTCAAGCCAGTTTGTCCCGTCGAAGATGTCCATCACGATTCGTGTCGGTATGTTCTTGAAGTCGCCGTTGCCGCAATAGATTATGTCCTTCCCTGACGACAGGTCCGCCCCGACAAGCTGTACAAGGTTTCCATATGTCCTCGTCTCGGAAAAGATGTCGGCGGATGTAACATTCGGGTTCCTTATGTTGACATTTCCGGCATTTAAGCTGTTCACGGTGAATGCGAAGGTCCAGTCGTAATACGTCAGTGTCGCGGTACCGTTTATTCCGATGACCAGTTTTCCGGCCGTCGGAGCCAGGGAAAGCTTCTTTAACTCTGGTTTCCATTCGTCTAGGACGTAACGCCACGAATACAGCACGCCATCACTCTCGACGCGCACGAGGTCCGCGCCGCTTCCGTGAATGAATCCCTGCCACGTTACAAAGTTCGAACCGGAAGAAGAGACAATCGTTCGCCCTTCCGTTATCGCCGACTGGACTTCATCGACCGTGCTCGTGTTGCTGTTGAACAGGTAATACTTGTCCTGCTTCTTGGAGACCTCCACGATGCGGTTCTGGATTTCGACATTCAGGTCCGAGTCAACCTTGTCGATGCGCTGCAGTAGCTGGGCATCGCTCTTTGTCCTGGCTTCCGTCTCGGCGGCAAGCTCTTCCGCGCTGGCGAACGCGTCGTTGCGGATTCCGATTACAAGCGCGGTGGCGAGCTTTTCCGCAGTGAGAGGGCTTTTCACCATCAGCGTCTTCCGGTTCACCACGTTTATCTTCATCGCCTCGTCGATGTGGATGTTGTCGCCGTCCGAAAGGATGCCCTGCTTTTCCTTGATGAGCGATTCCAGCCGTTCGTCCTCGGACTTCCGCTCGGTCATCTCTGTCGATAGCGCACCGCTAATCACTGAAAGGCTGTCGTTTATCGCCTTGTCGGATTCCTCGCGAGCCTTGGCCTCTTTCCCGACTTCCGACTTGACGAAGGAATCTACCGACAGGTCGAATACAATCACGTCGCCATCCATGGACGCATTGACGATAACGGTCCCGTCTGCCGACTTTACGTTTACGGAAACGGTTCCGCCTCCTCCCCCGCCGCCCCCTTCGGGAATCCGGATTCCGTCCTGTTCGAGGACGACGGCTCCAAGCGAATCGCGGACGACAAGACGGTACGCGATTCGAGGGTCGAGAAAGACCCTGGCTTCTCCCCGGTCGTCAAGGGTGATTGTCGCCGGGTTCTTTACCATTCCGAGACCGTCCCGATACGTCTGGACCGGAGTCGTCGAATTGCTGATGTAGGTCGAAAGCGTTCCGCCGACAAGCGGATGACCGTTCCCGTCGTGGAAGTAAAGCCGTGCAGGAGGACATGGGTATAATACTGTCATCTAATGAATCCTTATTGTAGTTCCAGCGTCTCGCCGTTCAGGTTCCAAAATACCGGGACGGAGTCCGACCCGACATACCCAGGACCAATACAATATAAAATTATAGGTCCGTCATTGAAGATTAGCCTTTTGTGCACGAACGAACCCGGGAAAGGCTGCAAACTTGTATCCTGTAAGCCACCGTATTTGTTTACAATATCGGTAGTCCCGTCAAAACCGGCGGCGCGGTTCGCTCTTCCGATAAGGCATTTTGTCCTTGACTCTGCACCGCAAGACATTATTACAAGGATTTGTCCGGGTTTCGGTCTTGACTTTCCGATAATCCCATACGCCGTTCCGCTAAATGAACCAAAAGCAGCCGAATAGCTCCTTGAAGAACCTACCGTGTCAAGAAGCGAAATGCAGTCGTCTTGCGTGATGAATATGGGGAAAGACGGAATGATGCCGAATACGTCCAGCTTTGTCCGGCCTTCGCTCGCCATATTGTAAACACCGGCATTCAGTCGCGCCTGTGCATTGACATCCAGCAACGGATACGTTTCCTCTGTCCTCCCCATAAACCCGTCGGAAAACTGAATATCCTTGCGGATTACATTTTCCTTCTGGTTGTCGAAGATTACGTTGTCTTCTTTTATGACGGACGACGATACAAGCCTTTCATCCGTCGAAAGGCTTTTCATCTTTGATAGCGATACGGACGCAACGTCGGCAATGACTTCAATCAAGTCCATATCCGTTCCGTAGCATTCGAATCTTGTTGATTTTATGCTTCCTTTTCCGGATACGGACGAATCGAGAAACTGCGTCTTCGTTCCCTTGATTACGTTTGTTACGAAACGCAATTCGGATCCCGAAACGATTACGATGCCGTCCACTTGCATGGAATCTCCGGAACATATGGAATTGTAAGCCTGGAGACCTGTCGTGTCCATCTTTGTGAAAGTGACTTTCGAATCCTTAACGACAAGCGTTGCGCCTGTAATCGACACCGTCCCGCTTATCCCGTCAAGAGAAAGTTTCTTTGTGAACGACCCTACAAGGATTCCGTTCCTATACGACATCTTGTAAAGGGATGCTCCAACATTAAGTTCAAGCCCGCAAAGGTCGACGGCAAATATCGACGATGCCGAACACGAATTGCTTAGACGCGATGCCGTGGTAATCCCCTGTCGGAACCAGTCAAGGCGGATTTCGTGCGTATTCTTGATACAGGCTTCGCATGAAAGCATCCACATTCCGAGAGACTTCGCGTCTATTGTCAGCGTTCCCGGTTCAGTCGTTCCGTTGAAATACGCCCCGTCTTCCGTAGTGAATCCGGTGTTTTCTTGCGACAGGTCGACATCCATCACGACTTCCGAATCCACGATAAACGTAGTCCCGACAGTAGATTCCGCTATCGTCGATGCGTAAAACGTATCGCACGCCTTCGACGTTCTAATCTTTCCGCAATTAACGAAACTCGTGTGCTGCGACGTATCGAGGATTGTGGAACCAGAAAAACGGCAATACGAAAATACAAGAGAATCCTTGAATTTGAGCTTTGGACCGGAACCGATAATCTTTGCAGAATTGATGACCGTCTGTGTCAGTTTCAGTTTCTTGTCCACTACAATTGTTTCTGGTGTCCCGATGTTTCCGATTTCCGAGTTGTCGGCATATTCGCTAAACCACGAGAAATAGAAAGCCCCTTCCTTGACAGACAGGCTTGCATTCTTGTTAAACAACGACCTGGCTATAAATCCTGACTTGGCGGAAACGGAACGGAAGGACAGCGATATGTTCTCGGTCGGATTCAGTCTCGCGTTGCGCTTGAACAATACGTCGCAATCGATATCGACGTTTACGGACAGGAGATACGTACCGGAGCGGAAGCATACCTTTTTGATTCTATCCGAAGAATTTGTGTGCATTTGAAGCGACAGGAAACCGGCGTTTATGTTAGACGTAGAGGCGGACGGGATAATCCCGAAGCATCCGGAATCGACCGTCGGCTCAGGAACCCATGTCCAGTAGCCTCCGTCCTTCGACTTGATAGACGTAGACCCGTCTTCGGGGAATACGGCCTTGGGAGTATAGACAAACACCCTTGCCGGACAGTCTCCGGCATTATAGAATCCGGTAGCCACGACGATGCCGTTGCCTGAATCCATACCTGCAATTTCAGATACCGACCCGACCGTTACCGACTTCACTCCGCTTCCCGCGTCTACGACAAGCTTGAAGTCGTAAAGCCCTTTCCACATTTCGCCGTCTTCCCAGTATTCATCCATCGACGAATACTGCTCGCCAAGGAACTCCTCGACGACGACCGTATATATCCGCTGTCCGGAAGAAGGCATCTCGACGAACACCTGGCTTTCGGTCTTCCCGGCTCCGTTCGTCTTCATCGGGTTCGATGCCCTGGTCTTCCCGTCAGGGTCTAGCCACGTGTCCGCGAACGCCCTGGTCTCGTTCTCGAATACGGAAATACGGCCCATCAACGGTTTCCCGTTGAGGTCGAAAAATGTAGGATATGCGTCAAGAAGGTTTGCGGTCCTCATTTCTTGAACCCCCTGAATCTGTTCACCCGTTGCTGTGTCGTGTACGGTAAAGGCAAAAGCTTTCCGAGCGTGATCGCTATCGCCTGGTCGACCCACGTCCCTAGCGACCTGTCGTTCTTTGCGTTGTAGTCCTCGTGTCCCTTGTATGCGAACGAGTTCCCGATGTCCCCGCCGATGTTTACCCCGAACCCGCGCAGGATACGGTTCGTCCTCCTTTTGTCCGCATCCCGGCCGGTCCCGACCGCCCTTTTCGCCCTGGACTGTTCAAGCGCGCTCTGAAGGCTTTCTTCCTCTCTTTTTGCGCTGGCGAGCTTCGCATTCAGCTTTTCGTCGGCATCGGAGAACTCTTTCTTCAGTATGGATTCCGCGCCCTTGCGGAACGATGCCTGCGTCTCGTCCGACTTGAGCATCGCGAGGTCGTCCTGGTTCTTTGCAATCAGGCTTTCCAGTTCGGAAATCTGCGACTTGAGGTTGTCGAGTTCCTTCTGTTTCCGTTCCACGCCCATCGAGTACTTTTCCTGGTTTTGAGCAAAAGATGCCTTGGCTTCTTCGGCAAGCCTCTTCTTTGTCTGGAACCCGGCAGTTGTCGGTTCTCCGCCAAGAGATTCGAAGTTCTTGTCGTATTTTTTCTGCAGCCTGTCAAGCTTCTTTTTTAGATCCTCCGAACTGCTCTCGAGCATGGACTTTGCGTCGGCCCGGGCTTTCTTCAGCGCGGCCTTCGCCCTCGCTATCTGGCTGACTTTCGCCGAATGCTTTGCGGTGCCTTCGTTGAGACTCGGCAGCTCGTTTTCGAGAGCCGCAAGGCGCGATTCGAGATACGAGATAGTGCTTGCCCTCATATTCGCCTTTGGATCCGTCTTTACCGATTCCAGGGATTTCTTGTAAAACTGGATGTCGTCCTCGAGGTCTTCAAGCCTTGTCGAGACCTTCTCGTCGTAAAGGTCCTGCAGGGCTTTCAGTTCTTTTTCGGACGATACGGCCTTCTCTCCTGACGGCTTCGAGGCTTCCTGCTGTCTGAGCAAAAGCTCCGCGTCCCCTTCGGCAAGCTTCTTCTTGTTGAGTTTTTCGATGTTCTTCGTCTGCTCGCGTCCAAGCCTGTTCTCTTCGTCCAGCGCATATCTCACCCACGGGACCTGCTTGGACGAAACCTGTCCTTCCGGTCCCATCATGAACCCTTTCGAATACATCCAGGCCTGTTCAGGAGCCACGTCCGGCCCTGCCGCCTTTACGAACGCGTTCTGCATCGCTTCCGGATTCCCGGCGATGACGAGCCTCCCTTCGTCGATTTTCGAGTTCAGGTCGTCGATAAGCTTTTTGTTCTGTTCGATTTTCGTAAGGATTCTCGGATCGTCCGCATTGGATGCGCCGCTAATCCTTGCCGCCTTTTTCGCCTTTGCGCCCTTGAACATCTTTCCGAGTTTCGACACACCTGCAGGGAAGGCCCCGCCGACAGCGGAACCGACCGCTTCCGCTATGGCATCGCGCATCGCCTCGTCACTGTCCGCGCGTTCAGGTCTTGAAAGCATGTCGGCGGCCGTGCCCGCGCCTACGGATAGGACGGCTCCAACCGGTGTCGGACGGAGCAGCATCGACCCTCCCTGGAGAGCGGCAGACCCGGCAAGGCGCGCAGCCCCTCCGGCAGACAGGTCCTTGAGGTCAAGGCCTTCCTCTTTCATGTCTTTCCACTGCGAGGTTATCGGGAGGAATCCGCTCAATACCGAAGCGTTGGGGTTGTCCTTCATGTATCGCTTGCGTTCGTCAATCCTGTTCGCCAGCGTCTGCTTCCCGAACGACGTTTCGAGCGTATCGTTCATCGCCTGTTCGTAGGTCTTGCCTTCAAGCTCCGGTCGGACGTAGTCGTTTACACCGGAGAACCTTGACGAGTACGGAACGCCTTCCGAACCGCTTCCAATCGGAGTGTTGTAGCGCAGGTTCGTCCCGAACCAAGTGTCCTGGAATTTCGACGAAATCTGGTCTCCAAGGCTTCGCATCTTCTGGGAGTAATCGGAATACATCGAGGCGAGCTTCGGATCCTTGTCGTGCATCTCGGATGCCTTTTCCGTAAGGATGTCCGACGCGACGATGAGCTGCTGCTTCAGGGACCGTTCGCCAGCCGACCTGACAAGCTTTTCGTCTTCCGGAGTCTGTGTCGCGAGCATAAGCCCGGTCGTTACCTCGTCCTGGAATCCGTTCTTCTTCTGTTCTTCCTGCATCGCGAACTTTGCCGCTTCTTCCAGTTCGCTTCCGTACCTTGTCTTCGTCGCGTCCTGCGGAGTCCCGGAGGCAGCCTTCGCTTCTTCGACAATGTCGATTTCGGACGGGACCTCGACAAGGTTGCCGTCCTTGTCCATTTCCGCTTCGTACCAGTTCCCGGTAGTTCTGTCGTATAGTCTCATGTTCTGCCCTTTGGTGAATTGACCAGTTTGTATTTCCCGTTTCCTAGAGGCCAGATTGTCATCCCGACCGGGATGATTGCGATATCCCGTCCGTCCGGATACACTTCGACCTTATAGTCGGTTGGCAGTGCTTTCGCGTTCTTCAGCGTAGTTTCGAGCTTATTGATGTTCTCCTGCAATGTTTTTGGAGAACCACGGCCTGTCGCCAAATCCGTCAGGATGTTCGTAAGGACCGTGTTCGACCCTTCCGGGATTCCGCTGGATTTCAGGATATCCTGGATTGCCTTCGCATTGAAGGCAACAACGCTCGGGTTGACCGACTTGCGGAAGAAGTCGTTAATCCCGCCTTGCCGATTCCGGAAGTCGTTAAACACGAACGCCGTAAAGTCTTTCAGTCTTCCTTCTTCAAGTGCGGACTGGTACGCCTCTGCATACTGTTGCGGAGACGAATTCTCTCCGGCATTCGCTCGTTTCTGCGAACCGTATTTGTGCGATATGGCGTTGTTGTTCGCTTCGAACTTGAGGTATTGTCTGCGCCCTTCTTCCAGCTGCGTCTCGAACTTAGGCTTTTCGTTTACCGCCTGTCCTGAAACAGCAACATTCTGGTTGGGGACGGCAGCCGCGCCCTTCCTAGCAGTGCCGGTTACCGGAACGGCTCCAGTCTTTTTGCCTTGCGCTATTCCCGGAACGGTTACGCCTTGACTTCCTTGCGTGCCGATGCCCGAAGCCTGCGCGTCTGGACCGCCAGCCCCTGCACCGGCAGCTTTCGCGTGCTCGTCGTCTAGCATTTGCCTTGTCCCATTCTTTGCCTGGGATGTCTTTTCGGGCATCTTGATGTCCGGGAGTTCCATTGCCGGGAACCCGAAGAACGCCTGGGACTTCTTGGCAAAGTTCTTGTTCGAGTCGGCAATCATCTGCTGCTGCATGGACATGTTGAAGTTCTTTTTCGCTTCGTCTTCGAGCTGCTTCGCCTGCGCGTTCTTGGCGATAATCTGCCTGTATTGCCCGGCGAGCGCGGCGATGGCCTCGTTCGTCTCGATATCGTTCGAATCGATTAGCGAGACCTTGTTCCCTTCCACAAGCTGGCCGAACTCGTCGAAAGTAATCGGCTTCCCCTTTACGTAGAAGTTAATCTTGCGCTGCTCGTATTGGTCGCGGAGGATGTTTTCCATCTCCCTGGCTTCATTGCGCGCCGTCTCGGCAAACCCCTTGAGTTTCAGTCCTTCCTCTTCCGACTGGTAGGCGCGCTGCATGAACACGCTTGAGTTCGTCAGGGCCTGCGTGATTGCCGGGGAGTAGTGCCCCCACATGTTTTCGGCGGTAGTGCGTCTCTGGAGGACGTTCTGTTCGCCTGTGTCCGCGCGATCCTGCTCCATCTTCATACGGTTCATCGCGTCAGCATAGATGTTCTTCGCCATCCCGGAATCCGCGAACGGCGCAATCCTTCTCGCCAGCCTGGCGGCGTTGCGCATCCTTTCGTCGGACGTGAGGTATTGCGAAGGCTTCGACATGTCGAGCATCCTTGAAAAGAAGCTTGGGACAAGCGAGCCGTACATGTCCGTCATCGACGCGCCCGGTTCGCTCTGTTCAGGAACGGTCTCGACTATCGCGTCGTCAGGCTCTCCGCTCGGCCACGCGTCTTGCGACTTCACCTTCGCGTTGTAGTCGTCGAAGGCGGCTTTCGTCTTCGGTCCGATAATTCCGTCTTCGGAAAGACCGTAGCCATACCGGTTCAGGTTTTTCTGCAGCGCAAGGACTTCTTCCTTGGATGCGCCGTCGCCCGGCATTTCGAGGAGTGTCGAATAGTCCCTGCCCATCTCCGCCTGTTTCACGTACGGGTTGTAGCCGCGCATCGATTCTTTCTGCTTGCGGATAAACTCCTGTCGTTCCTTTTCGTATTCGTCGGTGAGTTCCTTGTCGAGCTTCTTCTCTTCGTCAGGGTCGATGCCTTCCGGAGACACGTCCTTGTCCTCGGCGTTCATCTTCCGGTAAAGCCTGTCTTCAACCGGCGCGCCGTATCCGAACCGCTCGTAGAACGTAGGGACGGATACGTACGGATTCTTCTTGTTAGTAGCCATAGATTCCTCCTAGGCTCATATACGGAAGGAACTTAATCTTGTCCTCGTCCGAAGCCTCATCGAAACGCTTCTTCATCGAATCGTAAACCTGTTTCCGGTACGGCTCCATGTCCTGCATGAGCTGGTACTTCTGCTCGGCAGTGTCGAGTTCTCGTTCTTTCAGCTTGCGGTCGAGCTCGTCCAGCTCGTCCTGCCGTTCCTTGTCCTGCTCGTATTCGTAGGCGGAATAGAGGTCTTTCGCAAGCCCGACAGCATTCTGCGGGACATCGGTCATCCAATACTTGAGCCAGCCGTTCGTCTCGTTGTTCAGCTTCTGTTCTTGCAGCATCCCGTAAATATCGTTGTAAGCCCCGAAATTACGGTCTTCCTTTTGTACGTTGATTGGAACCATTTTGATGTCCTCCTAGACGATGTCGATTGCCGGTATGGTGAAGTTCGAGAACGGGGACGATACCCTTTCGCCGGATTGCGCCATCATCTTCGTGTAATTGTCGAGCGCGGCGTTGTAGTCCGAAATGCCTGCAGACACGTTAGACTGCTTGGCGTTCACGTAGTTTGACAGCCAGTCGTTGTAACCCTGCGCGTAGTCCCCGGCAAGACCCGCCCTCTGCAGGTTGAGCGCGGCGGCATCTTTCGCCAGCTGGTTTCTCTTGTACCACTGGTCCTGCGCAAGCTGCTTGTCGGTATAGAACGCATTGCGCGCTTCCTTGTACGCGTTGGTCGCGTTCGCAGCCGTGGTTCCCGCCATGTTCGCCTGAAGCCCGGAACTGAAAAGCTTTCCGGAGTTCGCGGCGGAATTTTCAAGTGCGCGCATCTGCGCCTGGTTGTTTACCTGCCAGGCGGGGTCGTAGAAGTCCTCTACCGTCTTCGAGTAGTCGAACTGGTCGGGAGTGAACCTGGTTCCGTTCCCAAGAAGGAGCGAGCTGTACTCCTTTCCCACCTCGTCGATATCCCCATAGACACGGCCCATCTTGTCGTAGTAGGCTTCGAGCATCTGGTCGATTTTGCCACGAGCATCCGAGGAAGAATCGTAGCCTCTCTTGATAGCCACCGCAGCCGAAGCCGCGCCTTTCTCGCCAGCCCTGCGCGCGCGTTGCTGGGCGGTCGTATTCATGACTCCGGAAAGCAGGTTCGCACCTGCCATCCCTGCCGCAACCAATGCCGGTACCATCTAGTCACCTCCTACGTCCAGAGGGACCATGAACGTCCCCTGGATAAAAAAAGTCCTGTTCTTGCATCTTACCGTAAGCGACGTAGCGTTCGGCGGAACGGGATAGCCTGTCGCCGTCCCGGATGCGTTCTCCATTGTCGCCCCGTCAAACATCATCGCCGAGTAGGCGTACGAGCATGGCGGGATTTCCAGACGGTCGCCGTCTGAACCGTAAGCACTCCACGACACGAGCCTTCCGGCCTTGCCGACGGATACGCCGTTTTTCGTTTCGCCCTGCCATTCGCCCTGCAGGGCCTCTACCGTACGGGACCAGTTCCCGATGTCGATGGCATCGGCGAACGAACGCAGTATCTTCTTGACCGACCACATCAGAACCTGCCTGTCGTAAGATACCTTATCTTCGAATCGAACACGTAGAAGTCCACCGGGTCCGTAAACGTAAGCTCGATGACGAAATACTTTCCCATCCCAAGCTGCTGCCACCTGCATTCGGAACCGTAGTGCCCGGCCATTCCAAGCCTGGCATCGGAAGCGTTCCCGAACCTTATCCCGTCTGGAGAGCAGCGCATCATGACCGTAGGGTTGAAACCTTCCGTCTGGTGCCCGTCCGTAGTGGGCTGGAGAATCCCGGTCAGGCCGACCCCGCATTCTATCCGCATCTCGTTCACGATGACCGGAGAGAACGCCGATATTATCGGTGCCCACCTGCGCATTCTCCTTATGCGCTTGCCGTCCCATTCCGTAAATCTGTTTTCGGCAATCCTTACCAGTGAGTTCCCGAAATACGTAAGGAAATATTGCGAGCCTTCGAACTCGGCGGTAAACATCGGTCGCCAGAAGCCGTCAGTACCGTCGTCGCGTATCGACGAACGGTTATGCCAAAGCCCTGTCGTTATGTCGTATACAACCGTAAACAGTGCGGAAGGTATCGTCAGGACGTAGAACATGTGCCCGGCGTTCGTGTAGGCGAACCCGAAAGAATCCGACTTGTCCGCTATGTAGAAAAGCTTCCGGTCCAGCGCAGGTGTCGAAATCTTTTTCGCCCCTCCCTGCGTCAGCATCCATATCCCGTTGAACCCGTCCTTCCCGGCACCAAGCCAGCAGACGTTGTCGCTAATCCTGGCGACCGAATCCGGAGCACCGCACCCTATGTTGTTCCCGTTCGACGAGTTGTCTAGCGCATAGTATCCGTCCGTATCCGACGAAAGGTCCCAGATGTCGAACGAGCGGTTGCCGAAGACTACCAGGCGGTTGTTGTTTATGCACTCCATCGCGACTACCGTATCGCCTGAATACGCGAGAGCCGTTTCGTATTGGTAGCTTCCCGTGTCGGACATCCAGTTCCATCCGGAATCCGATTCCAGCGAAACCACTTTGTAGTCCGGCGTGTGCCCGTCAGGCTTGTACATTATCTTCGCGACGTAGTCCGGATGTCCGGACATATACTTTTGCAGCTGGTCCCCGGTGATGCCGAAAATCCCGGTATCGTGTTCGCCACCGCTAGAGTCGTACGAGTAGATGTGATACTGGTACACGTTCGCCGTTCCGGAAAACGCGCCCGGCCTGGAAATGAATATCTGGCCCGTCCCCTTGTCGTTGACGACAATCCTGTTGGCTATCGATGCCATGCAGGTAGAAGACACCGTCTGCATCGTCCCGTCCGGAGATGTCCGGTAAGGGTTCTTCGGAAGGTTGACGTTCGTAGCCGATTCGACTATCGCGTCTTCGGAAAGGCCTATCCTCGCAAGGACCGGCGATTCCTTCTCTAGCAGCAGCACGCACCTGGACACTCCGCCGGGTTCGGCGAACAATACCTTTCCCGAACTCTTGGTAAGCCGTCCCTGGATTTTCCGGATCCATTCGCCGTCCGCGGAAGACTTGACGAATACGTTGCCGCCTATTACTGCGAAAAGCTGCGGCTTCCCCCTGTATCCGAAATACGTCGAGTAGATGCCTCTCGCAAGTCCGTCGGTATCGCCAAGGCTCGACACGAGTTCCGTCCCTTCGATTGAACGCAACAGGCCGGGAGACTCCGCCTCGTTCTGTTTCGCCAGAGGCTCGAAATACATGTTCAGCGAAATCTCGTCATCGAGATTCCGCGCATCAGGCAGCTGGTACGAGCTGCCTACGACCTTGTGGAACACTACCGGGGAGGTAGGCATCAGCGCATCCTCGTCCATTGCCATGGGGCAAGGATGTTGTAGTATTCGGAAGGTCCGCCGTCCTCGTAGGTTATGAGGTGGCTGTGGCTGTTCACTTCCTTTATCAGCGTCTCGATTTCAATCTTGCGCCGCAACACCTTGTTCTCGATGTCGTCCGGGAGCATCTTCTGCTGCGCGATGCGCAACGCCAGGTCGTACCTGAACAGCTGTTCGTATTCGGTCGGGGCATCGAGCATGTCGTCGATGGCGTATTCCTTTACCATCTTGTTATAGACGCAGCGAAGCGAACGTCCTGTGGCGCGGTTCATGTAGATTACGCCGTAAGGAATCTGCCCTTTCTCGCCTCCGGAGAATCCCCTTTCGTACGAGAACGCGCTTGGGATTGAGTTCATCCCGTTCAGGATATACTTCTGCAGATCGGAGAACCCGACCTCGGTAACCGGGAACCAGTTTATCCCGCTCGCGTAAAGGATGGATTCTATGCGCACAGGGACCGGAGCGACAACGATTGTCGGGTTGTCGCATATCGAATACACCTTGTCCGTTTCCGGGACTACCTTGAAGTCTTCCGTATCCTTTACTGGCTGGATGATTATCGCCTGGGCATCTTTCGGGTCGAACTGCAGCATCGACCTTGTCCACGGCAGGAACTGTTGGAGATTGAACGAATTGACCGTTTCGTTTAGAAGGTTGAGTCCTTCCTTCATTTCCTCGCCAGATAGCTGCTGCCCTTCGCCGAGCACCTGGCAGGTCCGGTACGCACTCCGTATGATGTCCCTAATCTTCGACATTGAAACCTCGCTGTCCCGTGCGTCCGAAACGATTATCGCATATCTTAAATATACACAAAAAAAACCGCCGCGGGTGAAAGGAGGCAGTCCGCGACGGCTTTTTACCGGGCGGGAAAATGAAAAACCGCCCGGATTGCGTCAGGTTAGATTTCGATGTAGCAGATGCGCGAGAGGCGCGCGTCGATGCCCACGGCGACGTAAGGAACGTCGATGCGCATCACGGTGCTTCTGGTGTTGACATCGCCCCATTCGGCAGTCTGGACGGAGATTCCGCCGACGCTTGCCGAGCCGTTTTCGCAACCCGGAAGTTCGGGGAACTTGGCGGAGTCGAATTCGAGCCAGTCCTGGTCGCGGGCCTGCATCACGAGGTAGTCCTTACCGGCTTCCAGCCCGTCGATGAGTGCCCATTCGGCCGCGGCGAGCGCAGTCTGGTCACCGAGCAGGGACGGGTTCGTGTTCTCGACAACGACATCTTCGTCGGTCGTGGTGGAGCTGAAACGGAACGTTCCGGCGAACTCCGCTTCCGTTCCCGCGGCGTTGGCGTTCGTTACGATGAACACCTTCTTTTCGCCCGGAACAGGCATGCAGTTGAGGTCGACGGTTCCGTACGCCTTCTTCACCTTGTCCGTCGGGTCGGTGTAGGTGCCGTAGAACGCAAGGCCGTTCACGAGGTTCGTGCCGGTAATCTTGATTGTTCCGTCGGCCGCGCCGATGCCGTCAGTCTTGGAAGGCGCGTTGAACGTAACGGTCGCGATGGTCGGAGCCGCCTTAACGGAGAGAGTCGGCATGAAGTTCTCTTCAATCCAGCTCGTCTTCGCGTAGTCGCCAAGATAGACGTCGTTGTAAATCTTGGTCTGGAGTTCGGCCGGGATGAAGAGCGACAGGAACTTGACGGCCGCTTCGCCGAACACGTTCGGATGCGCGAATCCGACAAGCTTTCCAGCAGCCTTTACGCCACGGAGCTTAGACGCGAGGAGCTGGAAAGCACCGGCATTGAGGCCGGAATTGCCGTTGGCATCCTTTGGGACGACGAAGGCGTTGTCGGAAATCCAGACGTTCTTTGCGATGATGTCCTTTTCGATTTCCGCTGCAAGACGGCGACCGCGCGGGGAAGCGATTTCCTTCGCGAAGTCCTCAAGGTCCTGCATCTTGTTCCAGGCGGTGAGGTCGACGGCGGACTTGCCGGACATCACGGTTGCGGAAACGGCACGCTCGAAGACCTTGCGGTTCATCTTGGAGATGTCCAGTTCCTGCGTACCGACTTCGGCGGTGCCCGGATCGGGAAGGTAGAAGAAATAGGTCTGGCCAAACTTCTTTCCGGAAAGCTGGTCGGCGAGATAGGAACGGGAAGCCTTGATGTAAGGCAGCGCGTCGTTCACGGCTGCGGCAAAGTACTTGACTTTCCTGTTCAACGGGATTGGGGTTTCGATAGCCATGGGCTACTCCTTATCCATACTGGCGGATGAACGCTATTGCGTCGTCGTCAGAGATGTCGCCCGCCGGGGTGGTGTTCTTGAGGTTCCCCATGCGAGGCAGTTCCTTTTTCGCTTGCGGACTGGCGGGCTGTCCTTGCGGCTGCGCCGCCTTCCCTTCCGCTTTCGAATAGAGACGGCCGATGTTGCTTTCGAGGGACGCAAGGCGCGCGACGCGTCTTTGCGGGTTCGAATCCTTCATCAGCGTAACGAAATCGTTAGGGTGTTTCGCAAGATGGTAGATAATCGCTGCACCCATCTCGGAGTTGTTGCAGAAGTCGGAAATTTCGCGACCAGCTTCCGTGTTGACCAGGAACTGTCCGAATCCAAATTGTGCCGCCTTGGATACCGCGGTTGAGTATTCCTTCTTCGCCTCTTCCGTCGGGAAAAGCCTGTTTACGTTTTCGACGGCCCGATATTCGAGTTCCTCCGCTTCGCTGCCGGAAAGTTCCTCTCTGGCCCTTTCCAGCTCGTCGGAGTTCTTCTTCATGTCGTGCATGTCGAACATCTGGTTGAAGCTCGCCTCGCGGAATTTTTCCTCGTCGTCGAAGTCCTCTGGCTTTACCGGCTTGGAAACGGATTCGCTGTAACGCTTGTTCGCTTCTTCGAGTTCCCGGATTCTCCGCTTCAACGCCGCGTTCTTCCGCGTGAGTTCCTTCCATGCGTATTCGCGCTTTTCCTCGTGCGTGTGGGTGTCGGGCTTTTTGGCTACCGTATCGCCGCCCTGTCCGTCGGGTTCCTTCCCTTGCCCGTCGCCGTCAGCTGGAACATCGTGGCTATGGTCGTGGTCCGGTTCGGCGGGTGTCGTATCGGCATGGTCCTTGCCGGTTCCAGCCGGTTCGGGTTCAGGTTCCGCAGGCGGTTCTTCCTTCCGGTTCCTGTCGTCCATGTCGATGACATCCGTAAGACGATTGTATTCGTCATTTGGCATAGTCTGCTCCTTCGGGATAAAGCCCGTTCTCTTGTCCATAAGATACATTATTTTCCGTCGGAGCGTACAGAGGATACTGTTTCGAAGCCAGCTTTGCCGCCTCGATGCGTTCCTTCGACTCCATTTCCGCCAGGGACTTCTGCAGGTCGGCTTCCGACTTCGTCTGCTCGCGCTCTGCATCGGCTCCGAGCCGCATGGCCTCCGTCTGGATTTTCGCGTTCGCGTTTATCTGGGCGACGGAAACGTCAGCCTGCGACCTGAGCTGCAGCATGTGAATCTGCGAATTGAGGCGCGCGATTGTCTCGTCGCGCTTCTTCAGCTCTTCCGCCGCCTTGGCCGTCTGTTCCTGCATCATCTTCTGCATTTCCGCGACCTGCGGGTTGTCCATCATCACCTGCGGAGGCAACAGCTTGTAGAGCATCTTCGAGATGCCCGCGACTTCCGGAACGTCGAGCGTGCTAGCGATTCCGAACGCAACGACTGGCTTCATCGTTTCAGGGATAATCTGGCTCAGTGCCAGCAGTTGCGACCGGGCTTCCTGCTTGGACGTGACGAGTTCGGGTCCCTTGATTACCTGGACGGCGACACCCTGCTTCAGGTCCGAAGCCGGGACGTTGTTCTGGAACGCGAAGAACTCAAGCAGGACCTTTCCGAGTTCGCGGACGGAAGCCTTGAGGTGCTCCCTGTAATGGGATACGTCCATCTCGTTCGACTTGGTGCGAAGCAGCAGGCCTTCGGCGGTCTCGCGGTCTCCGAGTCCCTGGACTGTCGAAAGGTTCCTTGAAACGCCCGTAATGTCGGCAGCCAGGTTCTGTTCGACTTCCAGTATCTTCTGGATGTCGTCCGTCTGGACCGAGTTGTCGAGCCGTGCCGGAGGGGCAAGCTGCGTCCCGTCCTTGGATGCCGCGTTATACACGAGCAGCGGCATCATGTTCTTGTCCACGTTCTTGTAGTAGTCCGTATTGCCTTCGAGGGCTTCGCGGCTTATGGAGAACGTAGGTTTCGGAGCGCGCAGCATCCGGTCGGCAAGCTGGCTCTGCGCGTAGTTGATGACCACCTGCAGGTCTTTCGTCATGTGCGCGACACCGTGAAGGACCTGTTTCTGGCTGTTCCAGTCCACCGTCCCCTTCACAAGGAACACCGGGATGCGGCTAACGGGAAGCTCGGCCTTGAAGACTACGGAATCCCCAATCATCCTGAACATGTTGACACCGTTCTCGGTGCGCTCGAAGTAGGTTACCAGCTGGACCTGGTTCTTGTTTACCTTGTTCCAGCTGTCCCCGAAATTGCCGACGAGCGGACGGTCCCAGTCGTCCGACGCGTCTTCGCCGTATTCACGCTTCGCCCTGTCCCTGGAGATAATCTGGACGAACGCGAGCTTCTCGGAGTCCGCGCCGGTGATGTCGGTCGAAGACGGATCCAGGATGAGCATCGTCGGGTCGTCGATGTTCGACACGAAAACCTCGGTCTGTCCTGTCATGTCGTCGAGGTCTGTGTAGGCATAGAACGCGCCGATGCCGAACGATACGCCGTTCCGCAGGCTTTCCCCTTCGAACGCGGAAAACGGGGACCGCTCGAAAAGCTCGTGCGTCCACTGCGTCAGTGCCTGCTGAAGGTCGATGCCGACGCGGTGCGTCTTGTCCACGTATTCAATCGAGTACGGGTTCTGCCTTACGGGGTTTACTATCGTCGAGACGATTCGCGGGATTATGTTCGCGGAAGCCTTGTATCTCCCGGCGAACGAGTCGCCGACAGGGAAAGTGGACCGCGCCTGGTCTCCGCAGGCGAAATCGCGCATCTCGCGCCATCCCATTATCTGTCCGTTGAACTCGGAGTCCGCGTCCTTCGCGAAGTCCTTGAACCTGTCTATGATTTCCTTTGACCTTTCTTCTGCCATAGCCTATACTCCATAAGACTTGAAAAGTGAATCCAGTTCCGAAGAGGCCTCGGACGAGTTGCGCATCGACGAGTTCCACAGGTCGGACGGGGTCGCCGTCGCGAAAGTGAGCGCGAGCGCGTCTGCCATGTCAGGTGAACGTCCGAGTTCCTCCTTCGTCTTTTCCTTTGGCGCAAGCGCAAATTCGCCCTGCCCGGCCATCGAGAACCTGATTGACTGCAGCTCCTCGGAAAGTTCCTTGATGTCCGGAATCTTCAGCCCCTGCCTGACGGCATCCCTGAGCTTCGCGTAGATGTACGTGCGCTTGTTCGAGAAATGCGGGTCGGGGGACTTGCCGTTGAACATCACTTCGCGGACATCCCATCCTTCCTTCCGCAGGATGTCGACGACACCGGAGGCCTGGTTGCCGGTTCCGTCCACGCACACTATCGTGTTATCCTTCGACGCGACACGGTGGACGTTCTCGACAATCCTGAACGTGTCTGTCTTCCCAATCTTCGACACGATGGAAGAGAACCTGCCGTGCCTTTTCGCGACTACCGTGCTGTCGTCCCCGAACCTGGCGACGTCTATCCCAAGGACGACGTTGCCGAAAGTCTGCGCGTCTCCCGGCATCCTCGCGGACACCAGGTCCACGGCATCGAAAAGCGAGTCCACGTCTTCGCCGTCGAGGACTTCACCGAGAAGCTCCTGCTGCGCGAACTTTCCGGAATAGGTGGACCTCATCAGCTCGATATACATGTCCCCAAGCATCGTGTTGTCGTACGTCGTCGCGTGAATCCATTCCACGTTCGGGTCGCCCTTGAGCCGACTTACCCAGTTCGCCGAGCCGCGAGGAGTAGTCAGCAGGTATATCTTCGGATCACCGGCACCTCGCAGGGTGGCGGCGCATATCTGGTAGAACTCCTTCGAAGCCAGTGCGGCCTCGTCCATCACGAGCCTGGTTATCTTGTCGAGTCCGCGGACGGAGTCCGGGTTTTTCGTATCGGCGGACCAGAAGAAAGCCGTTCCCTTCCCGCAGTCTATCTGCATGTCGTGGACCAGCGCGCGCGGACGGACGCCGAACGTTTCGTAGAGAATCGCCAGCGTCCGCGAAAAGATGTTCTTCTTTAGGATTCCGTAGGTCTGTGCGGTAACCAGGACGCGCTCGCCGTTGAGTATCGCCATCGCGATCGTCAGGCAGGCAATTTCCGTCTTGCCGCAGCCGCGCCCACCGCAAAGTACCGTCACGGGTTTCTCCGACCTGAAGAACCTCTTCTGGTGAGGAAGCAGCCCTATCTTGACTTCACGCATCGGTAATCGTAACCCTTATGTCGTTGTCGTCGGAATCGTGCTTCACTTCCTGTTCGGGATACAGTCCGCCAAGCTTTACGAACGTTTCGAGTCCCTTTATGTCTTTATCCGCATACACGCGCTGCCACGCACGCAAAAGCCCGACGAGAAGGACGGTCTCCTTCCTTTTCGGCGTGATGCCGAACTTCTCGAAACACGCCTTCGCCCCCTCCTCGATGGGCATCTGTGCCGAAAGTATCTTGCGCACGCAGTCCGTGCACAGGTTGATTATCGCGTTCTTGCGGCGCAACGCCTCGGCACCGCGCCGCTGCATCTCCCTGGCGTTCTCCTTCGTGAAGGGCTTCTTGTCGTGCCCCGGTATCGGTTCTCCCTTTCTAGCCATAAGGACCTACATGTCGAACAGCCGTATGTATTCGTCGCCCCAGTCACCGCCGTCCATCGAGTATTTGCCGTTTCCGCTCGCGCTGACCCTCGCGTCATGCATCGACATGGCTTTCTGCTCCAGCTCGTCCCTGTCAGCGTCTTTCGTTCCCCAGTAGGAATTGTCGTTCTTGAGCATCGCCCACGGCGCAAGCTCGTCGGAGTGCCCGTAGTCCTTGTTCCCCTGCGCGGCTTCTTCCGTGGAGATTCCCCACTGTCTCTTGTACGACTGGTAGTCCGCTCTCGGAACGACCGAGCACCTGCATCCGGGATGGGAAAGGAGCTGCGCGTCTATCGGGCTGGCAACCCACGTCCCGTCGAACATCAGGCATCTGGGGCATGCGTCGGCATTCGCGGAAAAGACGTATCCCAGGTCGGACCTTGGAATCTCCTCCGACCCGAGGTTTCCGGAAGACATGTCCCTTGCGGTCATCGCCGCCTGTTCAGGTCCGGCACCGGCTCCGGCAATCTGGTCGAAGTAGTCCTGCGCGAACGCGGACTTTGACGCTTTTACGAGGGCGTTGCGCATCTTCTCCTCGACGAGCCTTCCCTTCTCCACAAGCTGGGCGAGAGCTTTCTTGTTTCCAAGTCCCGGCTGGTTGGGTACGGTACTGAACTTCGTAGCCGCACTGCGCGCCCTCGGATTGAAAGTCATCAGCCATCGAATCTTGCTGTAAGCCATGCAAACAATATAATCAATTACACGAAGGATGTTATCCGAGAACGGAAGGTGTATGTGGCTTTGCATACGCAAAGGAACTTACATTATTCTTACGACAGCAGGTGTAGTTCTCGGTAGGACATAGCACGCGCAATAGCGAGGCGGGATTCGAAAAAATTTTGCCGGGGGAGAGAGATAGATACCGAGCTAGCGAGCGCGTGCGGAAATGGGGGGGTGGGGAGAAGGGAC